CACGCTTGAAGCGGACACGGGAGATTCTGATGCCTCCTTTCACAAAATGTTTGTCAGAAGCCGATAGAAAACTTCTCACTTCGTTTGCCGTCACTTGTCTTTCCATATCTGAATTTTGTAAAGTGAATAATTGCCATTGGCTGTCTTAAATCAACCTTTCTGAACCAATCATACCAATCTGAGAACGAAAGCCCGTCATGCGCTGCTAAATCGGGCAATTCAACCTTTTCTCCATCAATAACTGTCGAGCTCATAAGGTCTTTAAGTTTAAGAGCCTGAACCCCAACGCCGTCAGAACCTGTGAGTCGTGCGAGTTCTTTCTGAGGACTTCCGTATGGTCTGCCCGTCCATTCTCTGATTGAGAGAACCGCTTGCCCGCTCTGTATTTCAGAAATTCGTTTCTCCCATAATGGGAGGTTTGTCCTGACCGTGTGAATTTTGTGACGGCAAATTTTCAAGCCGTCTTCTGTCAGGTTCAACCCGTTGCCGAGTAGATGAGCGAAATTCGTCTCACGCCCTGAATGAATGTGCGTTCTCGGAAACGTCTTTGAGAGTGTAATCACAAATGTTTTCATTTTGACTGTTTTATTGGTTAAACTTCTGTATGTTGTCAAAACGGGCAGTCGTCAAGCGGTTGTGAAGTGAAGTCAAAGACCGCCGCTTCCTCTGCCTCTTTAGCCCGTCTGTGCATTTCCTCTTGAAGATGGTTAGAGTTGTCCCATACGGGTTCAACCCCCGCCGTGTATGGGCTGTAACGCCCGTTGTTCAGGTTGTATTTGAAGAGAGCCGTTCCGCACTCTCCGAGGTGCCTGAATTTCACCTTTTGAACGTGAACCTCCACCGTGTTGTCAATTCTGTTTCTGTGTACCACGATACCGAAGTCCGTCTTGTTGTAGAAGTGCGCCGAGCCGCTGATGTCATAAAGTGTCGGGGCTTCGATAACCCCGTCTTTGTTCTTTGACTGTTTGGTCGGGTGTGCCATGAGTATGACCATCACGTCATTGCGCTGTGCAAAGTTTGTCAGTCGGTCAAGCTGCTTTGATATGTACTTTGTCTCATTGTGTCCGTCACTCTCGTCCTCCAATCTGTTGTACGGGTCAATGACAAGACACTTTATGCCCCGCCGCCTGACAAGAAAGCGGGCTTTTTCAAGAATTGTGTCGAGCCTGTAATCCTCCTTTGGGCTGATAAAGAAAAAGTTCGTGTTCAGATATTCTTTCACTTGTCTGTAAGCGGGCAGCGTCAGGTGTTGACGGTCAAAATGCTGTCCCGTGAACTTCTCAATCAGTTTTGAAGCGTGGTATTCAAGAGGGGCGTTCTCAGGGCTGAAATACGCGAATTTCCACCCGTAGCGCATGTTGAGCCGCTCGGCTATTTGGTCAATGAACTCAGACTTGCCCGAACCAGGAATACCCGTCACAACACAAATACGCTTCGTCTCAAAGGAAATCAGGCGGTCAAGGTTTTCAAGTCCGATTGTCGCCCCTTTCTGCATGCCGTGTTCAAAGAGAGCGTCAAGGTTAGCCTCGAAGTCTGAGACCGTGAAGACCCCCTCTAACTTGACCTCAGGGGCTTCCGTGAGACATTTTTTCAGAGCCGCCGCCCCGTGTTTCATCAACACCTCGTTAGCGTCCTTGCAGTCCTGACCGTAGTCAAGTATTCGGCAGCGTTCAGCCCCGAAGCGTCTCAAAAGCTCGTCTTTCAGGAGAACGCCCTTTGTGTCCGTGTCAGAGGCGATGAAAATTGTCTCTTTGTCTTCAAAATACTCTTCGATGAAGTCGTCAAGATATTCAAGATTGGCATTAGCCCCGTTCGGAACGCTGACAACATTGTGAAAGCCTATCTCGTAGAATGAGAGAGCGTCCATTTCGCCCTCTGTTATGATACATTCTTTCTGACCCTTGATAGCGTCAATGTTGTAAGGGATAAGCTGCGCCCCTGAAACGAGTTTGAACTTCTTGTCGCCCGTGCGGAATTTCGTGTTGACGAGCTGACCGTTCAGGAAATAGTTAAACTGAACCGTATTTGACTGAGCGTTGTTCTGCGGCATCCATTCCATGCCCTCAGAGACTTTCAGGGCGTTCAGGGTCGCTGCGCTTATCCCTCTTCCCTCAAACCACTTCAAGGCTCTCTCGCTGACAGCCGTCAAAGCGTGCTGAGGGGGCTTCTTGTAGACAGGCTTCTGACGTTTTATCGGAGCGTAGTTGTGCCACGGGCGTTCTTCACGCTCCCAAGGCTCTTTCGTTTCAAGAGACCCGCCCCAACCGCAGTAGTGACAATTCCAAAGACCCTTGTCAAGGTCAACAGAGAGGCTTTTGTCCCGTCTGTCATGCCTCTGTTCGTGACATTTCGGGCAATAGGTCTTGACCTTTCCCGTGGTGCGCCCGTAGGGGATATTTATGCCGAAGTCTGAATAACTTTTCATTCTGATGTTTCCTTTCTGTGAGTTTTGTACCCTTTCTTGAAGCCCTCAATGAAAGCCTCGCTGCAGAGCCTTGAAAAGACCTCTGAACAGGGTGCGTGATTACACTTTGAGCATGAACGGCTGAACCCGTTCGCCCGTCTTGCCTTTTCTTCAAGACTGATTTGTCTTTTCTTCTGTCTCATAACATAACCCATGAATTTGAGGCTGCGTCCCATGAATAACGCTCAGACGGGCGGGGAGCTGCCGTCATTGGAATATTAGCCCGTCCCGTGCCGTATGTGCGCCGCCCTGAGCCGTCTATGTATTCTCCAACGCCCAACTGAACCTGAGAGCCGTCAGCGGCTTGTACGGGCTTCTGTGCCGTGTTTGTTGAGCCGCCCCCTCGGTTGTTGTCGTAGTTGCCCTCTGAGACCTTGACCCAGTTTGACGGGTTTTCAAAGACCCAATCAAAGTTGGCGCACCAACCCATCTTGCCCGTGCTGCGCCCCGTGAGAAAGTCAGAAGCCTGAACCCTCTGAAACAGTCTCATCGTGAAGTCTTTCAACTCGTCAGGCTTCACGCCGAACTCCTGAAAGCGGCATTTCATTTTCTGTTTTCTCGCCTCTGTGACTTTCAGAACCTTTGGAAGAGAGAGACAGACAGAGTTCCACACGGCGATAATATCCTGATAGGGGTATTTCTCTATTTTAGTTTCTTTTTCTCTATTTTCTTTTACTCTATTCTCTTTTACTTTACTATGTGAGTTATCGGGGCGAGAACTGTCTAAAACGGGCTTTTCCGTTGCGATAACCTCTGTTTCAGCCTGTTTTTCCTCCTGTGCGAGCCGTGCAAGTCTTTCTCTGTCACGCTCTCTTTTTGTCAAGAGACCCGAGAACCGTCTTTGATGCGCTTCTGAGAAAACTTTTCCGTCCTGTGTTGATTGAAGAAGACCTATCTTCTGACAATATTCAACAATCTCACGCAGTTCTTCGGGAGCGATGTCAAAGTCAGCAGCCAACAGTTCTTGGCTCACTTCATCAAAAGAGACCTCGAAAAAGTCTGAATCGGTCAGAACTTCAAGCATGAAGCACCAAACGGCATAGCCTTTGTGAGAGAAACGGCGGCGAAGAGCCTTGACCTTAACGTCATTTCTCATGTCCGCATCATGACTGAAATAGTCCGCATTGTTTTTTGATGGTCTTGCCATAATGATATTTTGATTAAAGGGTTGCCATGATTGATTTTTTCAGTTTCGCATTGCGGCTGTTCCACTCAAAAGCCCTGAGCATCCACTTGCGGTAATCAATGGGTATGTCGCTTATTCTGTCACCCTTGTATTTGCCGAAAGGCATGATAACAATCGGCTGCGCCGCCTGAGCGTCAATTGCCTGAGTGTCCTCACGGGTGTACTGACCGATGTCGGCGATTGGTATGCCTGAGAGCAGTCGTCCGCCTGAGCCGAACAAACGCCACATTCTGCCTTTCTCAAAGGTCAGGTCTTCAACACGCCCGAAGCGTTTGACATTGCCGCCGAGGTCAATAATCAGAGCGTCTTTCTTGTTGGGGTCAATACGGGTGGCTCGTCCGATGATTTGATAATAGAGGGCGATAGAAGCCGTAGAAACGCCTAAAACAATGCAATCGATACCTGTATAGTCAAAGCCCGTTGAAAGCACTCTCACGTTAAATATGACCCGTATCTCGCCCTGTCTGAACCTCTCAATGATTGAAGCCCTCTCACGCTTATCCATGTCGCCGTATATGACAGCCGAGTTCGGATAATGCTCTGAGAGACTGATAGCGTCCTGAACAGAGGGGGCAAATGCGAGAATGTGCTGCCGCTCAGGGTGAGCGTCAAGGGCGTTGACAATAGCCTGAGTGCCGCCGTTAGCCTCGAAAGCCCTCTGAACGCTGTCCTCCGTGTATTCACTTCTTGAAGTGTTGAAGACAAGTCGGCTGTCGTCAAACTGTGAAGCCTCATAGGTCAGGGGAGACCAAAAGCCGAGACGAACCATTTCTGAGACCTGACCGACATGAATGATGTCTTTGAAGAAATTGCCCTTTTTGCTTCTTGATGTCAGCATGACGAGCTTTGAATAATTCTGCCCGCTCAGGTCTCTTCCAGTCTGTAACTTGACAGGTGTCGCCGTTATGCCGAGAACGTGAGTTATGCCGCTTTCTTTGAGAAACGTGCCGAGCATGCTGTCAGCCTCACGGGGAAAGAGGTGAGCCTCGTCTATCAGCATCTTTGTGAAGCCGAGAGCCTTGAACTTTGCCCCAAGCGTCTTGATTGAGCCTATCGTGGCATAAGTTATCTGAGCTATCTCCTTGCTCCCGAAACTTGCGCTGTAAATACCCGCATTCGCGAACCCCTCACAGAGGTTCACGTACTTCAAATAATTCTGTTCCAACAACTCCTTTGAGGGTTGAAGAACAATCATTTTATCGTTAGTGTTCTTCGCAACAAAGGCTGTCAAGATTGATTTTCCCCATGCTGTCGGAAGAACAATCAAAGAGGGCTTCGGCTTCTTCTCTTGAAAGAACCTGATAGCCTTTTCTATCGGTTCAACCTGATTTGAACGTAACTGTATCATGTTGTTTCTTTGTCAATGAAAACCCCGCTGATAGGGCTAACCACGCATAACAGCTTGCGTTGAGAGACCTTTCGGCGGCTCTCACCCGTGAGCGGAGTTTGATGTGTCATTTGTTCTTTCTGTTCATCTGTCTGTTTTGGTTATTTGATTACATTGTAATCACTTCAAGAGAAAACGCCTTGCGCCCTGAACCGTCTTCGCATACTCCTTGAAGAGGTCGGGGTGGTCAGCCTTGAAAGCCTTGTCGTCAAACTTCTCTGACGGCTTCGGGCTTTTCCATGTGGCGATTGTGTCGCCGCCGTAGCTCAGGGCTTCTGCGTCACCGAAGCCGAGCTTTATCTTCTCTTCAAGCTCGTTCTTGCGCTCTGTCAGGGCGGCGAGTTCCGTCTTCACGTCTTTCAGGTCTGAATAAGCCTGAAATATCTCGTCAGTTGTCTCAATGACCTTGCCGCCCGTGTGCTTGTTGAACTTCAAGAGAATGTCCTTGGCGTTCTGCGGGTCAGGCTCTTTGTTGCCCTCTATGTTGTCAAGCCAAAAGCGGTCAACCTCTTCACAGAGCCATTTGAAGAAGTCAGGAACAAAGGTCAGGTTCTTGTAGCCGAACTCACGCCCTGAGCAGAGCCAGGCGAGTGAAGCCTGTTCAAGCTCCGCAACTCCGAGCTGGTACTGAACCTGACAGAACCAATGCTTTGGGAGGTCTTCGGGGTCAATGCTCATTTGAGTTGTCTTGCACTCCAATATGCCCTTGTTGTGAGCGTTGTGCGGCTTGTCGTTGAGCCAATAAGTGCGGTCAGGGCTGACACGCATATACGGCTTGTCGGTGTTGATAATCATCCAATCAATGGCTGAACGCTTGATTATCTCACAGCCCGTTTCATCACGGAAGAACTGCGCTACTGCGTCTTCAAGATAGTGACCCGCTTTCATAGCGAAGTTCTCCTGTTTTGCGGGGTCAAGACCTTTCTTTCGTCTCCATAGCTGATAAGGCGTTTCCCAAGGGTTAAGTCCTACGATTGTCGCAACCTCTGATGAACCGATACCGCTCTCACGGTATTTCAACCACTCTGTGCGGTCTTTCGGTCTGATAACCTGATTACTCATGGTCAGCCTCCTTTCCCTCTTCTGAACCGTTCTCAGGCTTGTTGCCCTTATCCTTGAAGACACGCTCCGCAATCTTCACAAGACCGTCAAGGGCTTGGCGGCGGATTGTCAGTCTCAGAACCTTGTGCAGAGCGTTCTCAGGGTCTTTGTCAGTCAAAACGCTTCCGAAAGCGTCAACGAGAAAGCCCGTCTTACCTTTTGTGACGATATTTTGGTCAGCGGAATATTTTTCCTCTGTCTCTTCTGTCTTCTGAACCGCAACGAGGGCGATTGCTCTGTTCTCTGTGTCTTCTTCGACCCATGCTTGGAGGTCGGCGATGATGTTCTTAATATCTTTCATTTCTGCTGTTATTTTGAGGGTTAAACTTGTTATTTCTTAATCAGGTTGAAGTCAGCCCAAAGGCTGATGAACTGTTTGCCGCAGTACGTGGCGAGAGCTTCGCTCTTAAAGCAAAGGCGAGAACCGAAGGACGCACCCGTACCCGAGGGGGCGGGAAGCGAGCGCGCAGAGGCGAAGCCCGCAAAGTCGCCTGAATAATCATCTGTTGAGATAAGAGCGTGGTCGGCTTTCCAATCATCGTCTTTCTCTGACAGTTCTTCTTCAGTCCATAGGTAGAACCATGGATACCAACGCCATTCGTCCTCTGTGAACTGAGGTTCCCAACCCTCATTCAGGGCGGCAGCGATGATGCGCAACTTCTGATAAGCCACCTCGTCAGGCATGGTTAGACCAGCCTCCTCCCATTGAGACTGAACTGTCTCAGAGTCAACACCGATTTCACGGCAAGCGTCCTCAAAGGTCTTCACACGTTCGGTAATCGGGCGATTTGCGGCTGTCTGTGCCTCTGTCTCTTTCAGTTCGGGTAAGAGAGCGATAAGAACCTTTTTCACGCTCTCATCGGCTGTTTTCAAAGCAGCCTTTGCGTTTTCAATCTTGATTTCCATAAATGCTGTTATTTTTTAGTTGTTGTCTTTGATGTCTTCTTTGAGTTGTCGGTGACGGGCTGTTGTTTTATCTCGCCCGTCTCAGGGTCAACGCCCTCAGGGGCTTGTGCGCCCGTAGCCTGAGCGATAGCTGCTGCGGCTCTGTCTTGTGCGTTGGTTGTCTTCTTGACCGCCTCTGCTTGTTTCTTGGCTTCAATGGCGGGCTTCACGAAACACTCTTCAACGGTTGTCGTTCCCTCCTTGATTGCGTTGGCTGTTGCTCTCAGTTCAAAGATTTTCTGTTTGTCAATCTCCTGAACACTCTTCACGCCGAGGTAGAAGAAAAGCTGTTCCTCCTTAACGCCCAGTTTGGCGAAATACTGAATGACGTTCTGACGGCTTGTTTCAAGGTCAATAGACTGACCGAGCGCAACCTTTTTCACGTTGTTGATGATGCGCTTTGTGACAGCCTTTGGAATAACAGTCAGAACGGCGTTACGCAGAGCGATAGAGGCGGCAGCGTTGCCCGTCACAACTTGCATATCCTGACTGAACGTGTAGCCGTTCTTTGTGACAATGCTTCTCTTGACCTCTTTGCAGACCGCAACATTGGTTTCGAGGTCGTGACAAACAGCCTGAGCCGTTATCATACGCCCGTCATTGCCAATGATACGGGTTGCGACCCTGAGGTTCGTCCATGCGTTGGCGATAATCTCCGCCATTCTCACTGAAAGACCCTCAATGACGCTGTCGTTGCCGTTCTTGTCTTTGCGTCTCAGAACGTAGAAACAATCCTCGGCTGTCTCTTGATCCATAGTCGCGAGCGTCTCAATGGTGTTCAAAACTCTGTTGATGTCACGGGGATAAGCGTGTGCCGTGGCAACCTGTGCGTCAATGTCAGCTCGGTTGAGAGCTTGGAGCATGTCAGCCTGAGGAACTTCAATAATGTTATTATCCATTTTGCTGTTATTTAATTGTTTAACATAAAAGTATATCCATGATGTTTTGAAAGTGTGCCTTTTAATACCCTCCAAACTGACGGTCTGTTAAGTGATAGGGCTTGACACATTTCTTTTATTGATTTGAATGTCCCGATAACATTCCCGTTCTTCAAAGCAACAATACCCTTACCTGTTGTTAATGGCTTTTGAAGCCCCGTTCGGTATGCGTGTTGCTGGTTTTCTGAACTTGTTACAATTTCAAGATTTGCGGCTCTGTTGTCTTCTTTTATGCCGTTTTTGTGATTGACTTCATACCTTGGCGGTATATCTCCAACAAAAGCCTTGCAAACAAGACGATGAACGTAATAACGTCTAACCCTTCCGTTGATGTCACAAAGCCCAACATTCAGATAACCAATGTTATTTTTGTGAAGTTTCAATCGCTTTTCGGAGGGTATTCCATGACGTGACACAAGACTTTTTATTGCCCCTTGGTCGCTGACTTGATAACGGCCTTTGTAGCCATCAATATCTTTCCAAATTTCCATAATCTCACTTTTTGTGCGTGACAACGTATGTCGTTGCCTTGCTGTTGATTTCTTTCTCTGTCTGAACCCTGTTGTCGCACATCCACGCTTCAAGGTCAGACTTTTTGAAATAAAGTTTGCGGTTCTTCTTGAAGTGCGGTATCTGCCGCCCTGATGTCAGGCGATAGAGGTGTGCCGTGCTGAACCCCGTGAAAAGGGCTGCTTCGTTCAGGTCAAGAACCGTCTTTGCGCTTATCAGAGCCAACTCGCCGATGCGGTCAAGTTTCAGGCTCAGTTCTTCAAGTGTTGCTGCCATAGGCTTTTCAATCGTCCCATTCGGGTTCATAAAGTTCTTCATCTTCAACCTCGCCCGTTCCGTCACAGACAGAACACGTTTCCTTTTCGCCCTGACAATAGCGCAGCCCCTTTTCATTGGCTTCGTCCTCAGAGGGCAGAGCGTTGAACTCTTCTTCCGTCACTTCTGTTTCACAGTTCCTTTCAAGGTCATAGCGGTGCCAAATAAAGCCCTGACCCTGACAGGCGGCGCACTCTATCATGCGAGGCTCAGGCGAGCAGACGGGGCAGCCTGGGTGTCCGTGACAAATATCACACATACGCTATTCCTCCATGAGTTTTTAGAGGTCAGGCAAGAACCCCTTTTCATGCAACCTTGCGAAACAGAACCCCGTGACAACGGTGCTTGCCAACGCCCCCGCTTTCATAAAGAAAAACTGAATGAGGGTCAGAGGGTTCTTCGGGTCTTCCTCGCCGATTAAGACGATGAAAGAGAAACTGAACCAAGTGGCGAGGGCGATTAACAACGCCCATTTGAAAACCTTAGATTTCTTCATCTTCTTTCCGTTTTAATGCTGTTAAACCGAGCTTGATTACCTCCTGATACTTTGTCAGAAGTCTAATCAGGCGTTTGTTCTCACTTCTGTACATTCTGTTAGCGTCTTCAAGAGCCTTAATGTACTTTGCGTCTGAACGCCCCTCACGCTTGACTGAGGTCTCAACGTCCATTTGGGCGAGTTCAGGGAAAAAGTCCTTGTCGTTTGTTGAGAGCGTCACAGACTTCTCATGCCGTTTCTCGGTCTCTGTCTGACCGTTCTCACGCTGTGCTCGGCGTTCCCAATAAGCCTCCACGTACTTTTTGTTGTACTGATACTTCGCCTTGTTTGCTGCCTTACTTGCCATACTTACACCTCCTCCGTTTTCAGGCTCTCTTCAACCCGTTTCAGGATAACGTAAATCGTCCCCATGCTGTGAACGTTATACTTACCCATGAGGTGCTGAATGACCATCATTTTGCTCTGACCCTTGACCGCCATCAGGCTGTTGTAGTCATCGTAAATCGCCTTGTCACGTGCTTCACGTTCCTTTTGGCAATCAGTTTTGAAAATCATTTCTTGCATAAATTCTTGTTAAAATTTCGATTTTACTTATCAGTTTATTTCCGATTTTAATTCTTATTTCGTATCTTTGTGCGGTTATTTAACCGTAACTGTGTGCAAATATAAACTAAGTTTCGCTTTTAGAAGAATTTTCCGAAAGAAAATTGCGATTTTTAACTTTAATTAAGTAATATGACGGAGATACAAAGAATAAGAAAAGCCATCAATTGGCTGTTGTATAAGGGCGTAGCAGAGAACGACCGAGAACTCTCTGAGATAATGGGTTATACAAAGTCCTCATTCTCTCAGATTGTCAACGGGCGTGTGCCTCTTTCAGATAAGTTTGCGAAGAAACTCTGCCGTCTTGATGAAAATATAAACGAAGTTTGGATAATGACGGGCGAGGGAGATATGTTCAAACGTGAGCCTGAAAATAACCTGAACAGTGAAAACAGCGTGACGATACAAAAGGACGTGTGGGCTGTTCTTCAACAACAGGCGGCGAGCCTTGCTTCAAAGGACAAACAGATAGATGAACTGATGAGCCTTTTGAAAGAACAAATTGCCGAGAATAAAAAAGCGGTTGCCCGTCAGGAAGACAATGCCGCCTCTGCCGCTGCCGTGTAGTGAGCTTCGGCGGGGTTGAACAGACAATACCAAAATATTAAGAGGTCAAAGAATTATGATGAATGAAAGATTAGAGGAAATAATCAGATATAAGACAGGCGGGAAGAAAAACCCGTTTGCCGAGCTTATGGGGTGGTCGCCCCAATATCTCTCAAAGATGTTGAGAGGCGAGAACTTCGGGGTGCAGCCTATCTTGACCGTTCTTGAAAAGCTGCCTGAGATTAACGCCCGTTGGTTTCTCTTCGGGACGGGAGAGATGCTTGAAATCGGCAAGCTCTTCTCTCTTCAACGTGAGACGATGAACCACATTCAGGCTCTCTTAGACCTTGACAAGTACATACCTTATATGTCAGGGGAAGAGGTCAGAGAGTTTGAAAACGCCGTCAGGGAGGGAAGAAAGCCCGTGTTCACGGCTGACGCTGAGAGCCGTTGGCAAGAACGCCTGACAGAACGGGAGAAAGAAATGAATGAGAGGTTCAGAGCCGCTAACTTAAAATCAGAAGAACAATGCAGACAGAAGACAGCCAAAAGGTAATAAACCGTTTCTTTGAGGCTCTGCGCTATCTCAAAGAAGAAAAGATTATCAGGGGAAAACAGACGTTCACTCGGGCGCATGAGATTAACCGTTGGAATATGAACACGTTGGAGAAAGACCCCTCACGGGACATCTTTCAGGCGGCGTGGCTCACATACCTTGTCAATGATTATGGAGTTTCCGCCACATGGCTCTTGACGGGGAGGGGAGATATACTTTTATATAAAAACAAAAAGAACGGCACAGACGGGAAGAAATAAGCCCGTGTGCCGTTCTGTCTTATTTGTCGTTGTCAGGCTTCTCAACCTGAGGCGGGAGGATTGACGGAATGTTTGAGACAGCCGCCTGTTTGTTCTTGTCAAGAACCTTTGCGTAAATCTGAGTTGTGTTCAGCTCCCGATGTCCCAATAATTTTGAGACCGTGTAAATGTCGGTGCCAAGGTCAAGCATCATTACCGCAAATGTGTGACGGGCGCAGTGAAAAGTTATCTCTTTCTTTATGCCCGCCCTGAGCACCCACCGCTTGATTGTGCCGTTTGTGCATGACGGGCTGTGAATGTCTGTGAATACGGGTTCGTTCGGCTTGCCACGCTCGCCCATAAGTTCAGCAGCCTGAGGCGTGATGTCGAGGTATTCCTGACCGCCCGTTTTCTTCTGCCTGAATATGATGCGGGTAAAGCCTGACTGTTCTTGAACCTCGCCCCATGTCATTTTCAAGATGTCTGACCGCCTGAGACCCGTCAGACAAGAGAACAGGAACGCCCGCTTGATATTGGGGTATTCACATTCTGTCTCGGCGAGCCGTCTCACTTCATCTATTGTAAGGTACATGCGCGTGCCTTCCTCCGCCTTGAAGTTCTCAACGCCCCGCATTGGGTTGTGCTGAATTATTCTGTCCTCAAAAGCCTGATTAAGGCAAGCCCTCAGTTTGTTGAAATAACTCAGCCGTGAGTTTCTTGAAAGTTTGTGGTCTTTGATGCGGTCTCGGTAGTCATTGCCCCAGGCGCACGCATCTTTCTCCAAATAATCTTTGAAGCCCTGAACCCATTCTGTCGTGATTTCGGCAAAAGTGATTTTTCGGTTCGGCTCATATTTTTCAAGGTGTTTCAGACAGGAACGCCAATTGCCCCAATTCGATTTGTTGTCAGGGGCGAGAAAACGCTTCTCACATAACTTTTCATAATAGTCGAAGAACAACGTGTCCTCGGCGTAATCACTCTTGAAGCCGAACTCCCCGTTTCTGAGTTCGACAACACGCTTCGCCCTTATAGCCTCTGCAAGCTGCATTGTGTCTTTGTTCTTCTTCTTGTCTTCACGGGTCTTCTCAGGAACGAGGTAAAGGCGCAGATACTCATAAGACCTTTTCCCGTTCAGATAAATGTCAAGATAGAGAGAGAACAAGCCGTTGGGCGTTTTTCTCTTTCTGAGCCTGATAGGTTCTTTTGAATTTTCCATACTCGTTGCTGTTATTTGTTTGTTGCTCTGTCTTGTTGCTTTTGTTGCTCTGAGATTGAGAGCAACAAAGGAACAACAAAATAACGACAAAACGGGTGTAATTATTGCGAAATAACCAAACTTTTTTCATAAATCACAAATCGTTGATTTATAAAGGCTTGTTTCTCAATAGTTACACCCGTTTTATACCTGAGTTGAATTGTTAAAATCGAAACTTACTTTCCGATGCAGAAATTCTTGAATATGTTGTTAAGCGTTTCTTGAGGTGTGATCTTGCCGCCAGTGATTTCAGCAAGGTCTGCGAGGCATAAACGGAGATCTTCTGCCAGGAGATCTGTGGGAACCCCCATTGACATACCGTCTAGCACTCGCTGCAAATCGGCCGTTGCGCTTGACAATGCTTCGTAATGGCGAGCATTGGTCACCATAATGGTATTCTCGTCAATTTCAGGTATGCCAGCAACTTCGAAAATCTTATCCTTTAGCAAATTCACGTTTCTGTTTTCCTTGGCACTTATAGTCAGTTCGCCGTCCATCAACATATCTGGCGACAAATCGGCCTTGTTATGCACAATGACCACCGGCTTTCCTTGGGCATGACTTTTGAACAGGTGGACATCTTCTTGCGTTGGTTTTTCATCTATCATCCAGACTATTATGGCAGCACGCTCCATCTGTTGATAAGCACGCTCAATGCCTATTCTCTCTATCGCGTCATCGGTCTTGCGGATGCCAGCCGTGTCCACAAACCGGAATGTGACACCCTTAATGACAGCCGTTCCATCAATCGTGTCGCGTGTCGTGCCATCGATGTCGCTCACGATCGCCTTGTCCTCATTCAACAACAAGTTGAGAAGTGTGGATTTCCCCACGTTCGTCTTGCCCACAATGGCCACAGGAATGCCTTGCTTCAGCGCTTGCCCAGTCTCAAAACTGTCCGTGAGGCTCTTCAGCTTTCCACAGATGGTCTCAGACAAGCTCTTGATTTCCGAACGATCAGCAAACTCAAGATCTTCATGATCGGAGAAATCCAGTTCCAGTTCCAGGAGACTTGTTAGCTTGAGCAACTGTTCGCGCAACTGCCCAAGTTCGGAGCTGAAATGACCTTTCAGCTGGCTGACCGCCAAGTCATGCGATGCCTTATTGTTGGCAGCTATGAGATCAGCCACCGCTTCCGCCTGAGACAAGTCCATTTTGCCATTGAGATAAGCACGCATGGTAAACTCACCCGGCCCCGCTTGCCTGCAACCAGCACCTATCAAAGCTTGGATAATATTGCTTGCGATATACTCACTGCCATGGCAACTGATTTCCACCACATCTTCACCCGTATAGGAATGAGGTGCTCGCCACAGCGACACCACCACATCATCAATGGCACACTTGCCTTCAACTCCCACGACCGGCAAATTACCACCAGTGTGCTTGCAAGGGGAATAGACCGTTCCATAATGCAAGGTGTTGGCACAGCACTGCACCAACTTCTTGCCCGATAGCGAGACGAAGATGCTATCCACACAAGCAAGAGCTTGGCTTCCACTCACCCTAATGACAGACAAAGCGCCACCCACACGAGTGGCGATGGCGCAAATTGTTTCGTTGTTTAATATCATCTAAGTTCTCTTCTATCAGATTCTATCAAGCACCTTGGTAATGAGACCGTCAATGTCACCTTTATAGTCTGTTTCCATCCTCTTAGCGCGCCTGTTGGCTATTACCATACAACACGTCATGGCCTTGTGTCCCATGAGCGTTGCCAATCCGGCCAAAGCCGATGACTCCATCTCAAAGTTGGTTACTTTCAGGCCGTTATAGTTGAAGCTCTCAATCTTTTCATTAAGTTGCGGATCAGCCAACGGCAACCGAAGTTGGCGACCTTGCGGACCAAAGAATCCACCACAAGCCACCGTGATGCCCCTGACCATGTCATCAGCCGCCACGCGACAGATGAGTTCGGGACAAGCTGTGGCCACATAGGGATTGCCCATTTTGAGGTTCCAGCCTACGGCTTTCTTGAACGCATCCTCAATCGACAGGTCGGAAGCCTCATCACGTCCTGCGTAGAAGTTGAGCAGTCCGTCAAACCCGATACTCTTCACCGAAGCGACGTAAGTGCCCTCTGGTGTCTCTGGCTGCAGTCCGCCACAGGTTCCAACCCTAACCAACTCCAACGTGCGATGAGTCGTCTTCTCCGTGCGCGTATGGAAATCGATGTTGGCCAAGGCGTCCAGTTCATTCATGACTATGTCGATGTTATCACATCCGATACCCGTCGACAGGACTGTAATGCGCTTGCCTTGGTAAGTGCCGGTTATGGTATGAAACTCACGGTTAGAGACCTCGCACTCGTTATTATCGAAGTGAGAGGCCACCATACTGACACGCCCGGGATCGCCAACAAGTATCACTTTATCCGCCAACTGCTCGGGGAGCAGATGCAGGTGGAATATACTGCCATCACTATTGATAACAAGCTCTGATTCAGCAAAATACCTATTCATTGTTGTAGCTTTTATAATTATTGATTTTCCAAGTTTCTGATTCTTTTAATCAAGCCTTTTCGATCCATCTCTTGTTGACCTGACTCTTTTTCCATTTTTAGGATTTCACTCCCGATGGCTTCGCGTGACGCGGGAGATTGTCTATATTTTCTTCGCAGATCAGCCAGCGTTTGCGCCGTTTGCTCAGACAACTTCTCGAGTTCCTGCAGTTGTGCATAGAGCCGTTTGCTCTCCGCCTTCCTGAATTGGGAGGCCGCAGTGACCACCCTCTTGTCATTGACCACAAAGCGCATTTCGCCTGCCCCATCCTTCACTTTGCCTGTCGCCTTCATGGCCGCCAAGCGTGCCAAAGCCGCCTTTCGGTCGCCAAATTTCCAGGTGTCGCGAATGGACGTTATGTCCGCATAACGCGTCAGACGGGCATCGTCGAGGTCATCCTCCTGAAAGTCCTTACGAGGGTAGGTGGGCACAAAGGTGTAAATGCAAACACTGTCAGCGTGCTGATAGCGGTCGCTCACCAACCACCCCAGCGTGTCGATGTCGTCCACCGCCAAAAGATAATCATTGGCTGTGGAGTTAAAGGGCAACCCGTAGTTCTGCGGTTCATACCACTGGGCCTTATCACTGTCATAGGTGGTCATAAACAGGTCATAACCACCCATGCTGTGAGGTCCTTTGGCCGCAAAGTAGAGCGTTACGCCATCACTGGCCAAGAAGGGGAAACCAGCTCCCTCGTAGTCGTTAAAATCTATCCCTGAAAGCGGCTGGGGCACGTCCCATCCTTTGCCCAACAACGTCTGCGAGTAGAGCTTGGAGACCACCGTATCGCCATCGGAAAATATCCGCCGGTCACCAAGTGCATTTTCATACTGCGCAAAAGGTTGGCCTTCCCCACCCTTTCGTTTCTCCCTGTATGACAATGTTCCCACCTCACTACTGATTGTCAGGTGCTTCAGGAAGTTCGCCTTCGAGACGACCATGCTATCAATGAACATGACCTTTGCCGTGGCAGGCAACATCGACTTAAACATCTTGTGGCCTGCCGTCTCCACTCGTGGCATTTGGCGCGTCACACGGGCGCCTTTCTTCTGCGCCTTTCCAGGCATTGCCACGCTCAAGAGGAGAATAACCCCTGCGCATATCTGTTTCATTCGTTTGTTCATACTTCAAAGATACTACTTTTTTAAAAAGAAAGTGTGGATGCAGCCACAATTTTTAGAATTATTAAGTGAAGCATCATCGGTTCGGCCTACTTCGACAGCTTCACTCGTCCATACCCTAACAGGCGATCTGTACGGTCACCCGGAGCCCGGAAATAGACAAAGGCTTGATATTGATTCTCCGTCTGATAGAAGCTTCCTTCCGACGGCACCAAGCCAACGGTTCCGTCGGCCTGCAAGTTCAGATATTGGTAATTGTAATAGCCCTGCTTGAGCCACACCTCCGCCTCATACTGTTGCCTCTCATCATTCCAATGCATTTGATATTTGGGCAAGAGACGGTCTTGCGTCCACGCTCCATTGACGAAGACCCCACCCGAAAGCTTTGGACATCTCAGTTGGAAGTGCACCAGCAAGTACTCGCAGGTGTTGTCCACGTCAACATTGTCTGAGTTGCGGATGAGAAACGCCCCGTCGGCATCTTCGTCATAGACATAGTTGGGGCGAGGCTCATCGGTCCACAGGTTGGCGTGATAGCGACTGCCATCCCACTCCACCGACTCCAGCCCCATGGTAGTGTGGGTCACGTCAAGCATTTCAAACTTGCGATACTCATTGCCGCCTTGGAAGACAAGGTCACGACAATGTGACCACTCCAGGCCATCCACACTGACCATCTGGGGCTTGGGGTTAACCACCGCATTGCCCCACCGCCCATTCTGCAAGACTACCGTCTTCACCTGATTAGCAGGATCGGTGACCCGCACGCTGCCATAATTCAAATGCATGCCCACTTGCTGATAAAGACGATTTACCCCGAGGTCCGTATCGGTAGTGACCGTCATGTCAACTCGCATCTTAGGCTCGACCACCATGAAACATGCCGCCAAGACGGGCTCGTTGTCACGATTCTCGTCATAGACCGTCAACTTGTAATTGCCACTCATCTTCAAGCGACATTTTTCATTGGGCAATCTGAGATGGTAGTGCGTGTAGAGTTGATTGGTATTGAGAGACTCCTCCAAGTCGTCAATGGTGTTGCCATCGGCAAATCCCTCCACATAGTCGCTCACCAACAGACCTTCGGAAACAGTCCAGTCGGCTTCACAGTGTTCGATCTTGTAACAGTAGCGGTGATAATCGTGAGACAACTCGTCAAAATCCACATGAAGCACATCATCCCCTCCTAAGGTGACAACGGGCAACGACATCCAATCATCATTGACTACAACCTGCAACGAAGCAATATTCTCGTCGAGCACCTCATGGCACTGGGCTGAAGACGACATGACGATACCAAGTAGCAACAAAAAAATTAACGACAACTGTTTCATGCCACAAAGATACAAAAAATCGGTTCATCCCAAGCACTTGGCACCCAAAATATGACTATGATCAAATTGCAGGGTACCCGCTCATCACGTATTGACTCTCCCCTAAAAGAAGTGTGCGCTTCTTCACGCTCGTTAAAGCGAAAATACAGCTTAGTTGTGTTGTCTTGATTTTTGGTGCAAAAGTCTGTCACGGATTACGGTTGAAATAGAGCGCGAAAATGGCGTTTTTCGTCGGTCGCGCAGAGATTTGCATGGGGTAATTTTACGATAAAGGGTGTTTTATGTTGCGATATACCCTTTATCGCGATGCGATTAAGCGTTAATCGCGTCATGATTAAGCACATATCGC